CAAGAAGGATGTGAGTATTGTAAAAAGATGGAAGATGCTGGTGCTATCTCTGATAGAATGGAAGCAAATTCTACAAAAATATCTAAAGGACTTTTTACAAATAATACAGAGCCAGATAAAACCGAATGTAAATTAATGGAAATATATTTCAGCAATTTATGTAATCAAGCTTGTGTGTATTGTTCTGCTGAATATAGTACTACATGGGAAGCTGAGAATAAAAAGTTTGGTCTTGAACAAAAGATACAACCTTATGCATTAGAATTTTTTAATGATGAAGAGAAATATAAAAATATACAAAAAGAATTTTGGGAATGGTTAGACCATGGTGTTTATAATTTAGTTAAACTTAATATATTAGGTGGGGAACCTTTTTACCAACCACAGATACATGAACTATTAGATTTTTTTGAAGCACATCCTTGTCCTCATTTAGAATTAACAATATTTAGTAACTTAAAAGTACGGCCTAAAAAGTTTCGTGAATTAATGGATAGAATACAATTTCTATCTAAAGCCAAATTCTTAGGGCATATAAGAATTATTTGTTCTATTGATAGTTGGGGACCATCATTTGAGTATATAAGATGGGGTGGTAATTGTAAAGAATGGGAAAAGAATTTTAGTATATTATGTCAAGAATATCCAGAGATTGAACCAGAACTTCATATGACAATGAATGCTATGTCAATAAAGACTCAACCAGAATTAGTAGCTATGGCAAACAAATATAATACAAAGGATAAATTTTGGAAAGTACATTTATCAGCTAATTTTGTTGTATGGCCATTTCATATGATACCTGAATTATTCCCTAAAGGATTTTTTGCAGAAGATTTTAAAAGACTTTATAAAGAAATAGATGCTGGAAACTGGCATGACAGCATTAAAAAAATGATGCAGGGATATGAGAAAGCTATAGATGATACACCTGTTGATTATGCAAAAATAAATAAACTAAAAGAAGAGCTAACCGATATAGATAGAAGGAGAGGATGTGACTGGAAGAAAACATTCCCTTGGTTAGATGAATTTAAATCAAATATAAATATGATTACGTTATGAATATAGAAGAAGTTTTAAAAATGTGGAAGGATGACTCTGTTATAGATGAGTTTAAATTAGATGATGTTACAATTAAGACAGCAAGGATGCATAGTAAATACTTAGAGTTAATTACTATTGCTAAGATGCGTAGAAAGAAAAGAGACTTAGAATATAAAACACTACTTAAAGATAAGTGGTTATATTACGGTGGTAAATTATCTAAAGAACAACTTGATGAACTTGGTTGGGAATACGATCCTTATAAAGGCTTGAACAAACCATTGAAAGGACAAATGAATTATTATTATGATGCTGATACTGATATCCAAAAGATGCAAGCTCATATAGAATATGATAAAGTTCTTATAGAAACATTAGAAGAAATTATGAATACGATACGATGGAGACATCAAAATATTGGTAACATAATTAAATGGAGAAGCTTTGAAGCCGGTACGTAAGAAAAAAATATTAAAGGAGTATTTAATGAAAAGACAAATTAAAGGTATTCCACCCCATGAAAAATTTCCATGTAGCTGTGGACGTTCGCCTACTGGTAAATGTATAGGTTGGCATAAGTTAACAGAAGAAGAATACATGGTTAAGTTTAAAGAATATAATGATAGAAATACGGTAAATTTTGAATAATGTTTACTATCTCAAAAGAAGCTGAACAATATATAGCTGACCTTTTTAAAGAACAAGATGAAGAGCTTGGTTTAAAAATAGAGGTTGAAAAGGCAGGAACACCTGTAGCAAATGTAACATTTAATTTTGCTAGACCTAAAGAACTTCATAAAAAATTTACAAAATTCCCATACAAAGGTTTTGATGCTTATATTTCTGTATCATATCTTGGCTATTTAAAAGATTCTGATGTAGCACTAAAGGTAGATGGTACATCTAAAAAGCTTACTATCACTGCACCGAATGCTAAAGGCGATGCGCCTAAAGCTGATGCACCCCTTAAAGAAAAAATAGAATACACAATTTATACTGATATCAGTCCTAGACTGGCTTCTCATGGTGGCTTCTGTGAATTAGTAGAGATTACTGATAATAAAGAAATAGTTTTAAATTTTGGTGGAGGATGTCAAGGTTGTAGTTCAGTAGCATTAACATTAAAGGATGGAATAGAAAGACAACTTAAAAGACTCTATCCTGAAATTAGTGCGATAGTAGATGTGACTGACCATACAAATAGAGAAAATGCCTATATGTAATATAACTGTTAAAGTTAAAAATAATGCATTCCTTTACATTGATTGTGACGATAAAGGAATCCTACATGAGTTAGCAGAGTACTTCACGTTCTTTGTTCCTAACTATAAGTTCACCCCTCAATTTAGAAATAAAATGTGGGACGGAAAAATACGTCTATTAAATATGCGTGACCAATCTATATATGCTGGATTGTTTGGTTATGTAAAAGCTTTTTGTATAGAGAGAAATATAAAGCTTGATACTTGGGATGACCCCTCAACAATAAAATATAATCACCCAGGATTTGTATATGATGATGACATGTCTTGGTTTGAAACATTACCAATACCACATATACTAAGAGATTATCAAGTAGAAGCTATACAACATGGTATTCGAACGAGGTCAGGTCTTCTAGTATCTCCTACAGCTTCAGGTAAATCATTAATAATATATCTTCTTATGAGATATTTTTTAGCTCGTGAAGAGGACAAGGTATTAATAATAGTACCTACTACAAGTCTCGTCAAACAAATGTATGGTGACTTCTGTAAGTATGCCGATAATGATGATAGCTTTTTTGTTACAGATAATTGTCATGAGATTATGGCAGGACTTGATAAAGGCCATAAGACTAAACGAGTGTATATATCCACATGGCAATCTATATACAAAATGCAAAAAGGATATTTCCAGCAGTTCGGTATGGTTATAGGCGATGAAGCACATGGATTTAAAGCTAAGTCTCTAACAAGTATACTAACTAAATGTACTGAGGCTCGATATAGATTTGGATTGACAGGTACTCTTGATGGTACACAAACACATAAGCTTGTTCTTGAAGGTTTGTTTGGACCACATAAGAATATCACTACCTCTAAAGCTCTTATTGATAGAGGAGACCTTGCTAATATATCAATCGATATTATATTGCTTAAGCATAATGATGAAGCATGTAAATTAGTAAAGGATATGAAATACCAAGATGAGGTAGATTGGATTGTCACGAACGACGCGCGGAATAAATTTATTAAGAATTTGGCATTAGACCAGAAGGGTAACACATTAGTTTTATTCCAATATGTAGAGAAGCATGGTGAACCATTATTTAGATTAATAGATGAAGCCGCTAAAGGATTATGGGGAATAGGTAAAAGAAAAGTATTCTTTGTAAGTGGTAAAGTCCCAGCAGATATACGAGAAGAGATAAGAGCTATAACAGAGACAGAGAAGGATGCTATCCTTGTTTGTTCTTATGGTACATTCTCTACAGGGGTTAATATAGTTAATCTTCATAATATTATATTTGCCTCACCAAGTAAATCACAAATAAGAGTACTTCAATCTATTGGTAGAGGATTACGTAAGACAAAACAAGACACAATATTATATGATATAGCAGATGACCTGCATTGGAAGTCTAATAAGAATTATACTTTAAATCATAGCGGTGAAAGAGTTAAAATATATGCTAAAGAAAAGTTTAAATTCAAGATTCACGAAGTTAAATTATTATAAATAGGTATATGGACACAAACATAAAACAGAAAAAATTTCCAGAACATTTAGAAGATGTTCCAGTAAAGTTATACAAGTTGGTTTCAGGTGAATCGATTGTTGCATATACACATGACATAGAAGAAGCTCATGGTGCATTAATTGGTTTAGAAGAACCTATGAAAGTAATTGTTGAAGATAATAATCATTATGTTATGACACCATGGCTACCATTCTCATCGCAGAAATTACATGTTATAGAAGATTTTAATATAATGTTAACATCAGAAGTTAATTTAGATGTAAAAGCTCATTATATGAAAATAATCTTAGATGATGTTACATTGTCTGATGAAGTTAAAGAACAGATGAGGATAATGAAAGGTAATGCTACCACTCATTAAAGGTATATAGTATCCCCCGCAGAACCCAGTTCTTATTATAACATATAAATAGGTTAATGTACATACTTTTTGCAAAATAAATATTAATTAAATTGCCGGTATGTACTTGTATAACGTTTTATGATATAATGTATATAAACATGGAGATAATATGAATGAAAAAATCAAACCTAGAGACAAACCCCATTACGTAAATAATCGACAGTTTAGTTATGCTGTAGTTGACTATGTAACTGAAGCTCAAGAAGCAAAGGATAAGGGAATAAAAAACCCAGTAGTACCAGATTATATTGCTATATGCTTTATGAAGATATGTGAAGGATTATCTCATAAACCAAACTTTGTACGATATACATATCGAGATGAAATGGTTATGGATGGAGTTGAGAATTGTCTTAAAGCTATATACAATTATAGAATAGACACGGCCACCCGTACGGGAAAGCCAAATGCATTCTCTTACTTTACTCAAATAGCTTACTTTGCTTTTATAAGACGTATTGTAAAAGAAAAGAAACAGCAAGACATTAAATTTAAATTCATGGAGCAAGCAAATATTGAAGACTTTGTATCTGCTATTGATATGAATAGTCCTATTGACCAATCATTCCTCGACACCCTTCGTGAAAAGATTAGTAGGATTAAAGAAGCAGACACTGCTATTAAAGATTTTGAGAAAACAGAAAAGAAAAAGAAAGGTCTTGAAAAGGTGATGGATGACGCATAGAGATATATTAATTATTGGTTATGGTGTTGTAGGTCAAGCTGTATATGAAGGTCTAAATAAAGACGAAGATAATTATATACAAATCATGGACCCACCAAAGGATATGAATCCTTTAGATGATGGCATTAATGACTATTCAGATTATGGTTATTATGATGGTATTATAATATGTTTACCAACACCTCAAGGAGCAAGAGGTGAATGCGATGATATGATGGTTGAGCAATACCATAGAGAAATTCGTTCAGTAGCACCAGCAGTTCCTATTCTTATTAAGTCAACTATATCAATTGAACTAGTTGAGTTACTTGAAGATGACCAAGACTTAACATTTAATCCAGAGTTTTTAACAGAAGCTGATTCAAATGAAGAATTCTGTCATCAAAAGTTTGCTATATTTGGTGGCTATAATGCCAGATATTGGTATGATATGTATATAAATTCTGGTATTGAAATAGATAAGGTACGTTTTACTTCTATGAAGCATGCGGCCTATGCAAAATATACTATTAATTGTTTTCTTGCAACTAAGGTTATATTCTTCAATGAATTATATAATATGTATTGTGATGAAGGATTTGATGAGTTAACAGAGTTAGTAGCAATGGATGAGAGAATTGGCTCAAGTCATATGATGGTTCCAGGAACTGACAGAAGAAGTGGATTTGGTGGTATGTGCTTTCCAAAAGATACATTAGCCTTTGCTACCTCGGCTTCTAGAAAAGGTTCCCCATTAAAATTATTAGAAGAAGCTATTTTGATTAATAACGAGATACGAGAACCAATTTTAGAATGAGATTTAAAAGAATAAAGTGGCGTGGTGTCAGAAAGAAAACTAGTATCGGTAGACGATGGATTAAGACTTCATCAATGAATAAAAGTAAACGAGCTTCGTTTAAAAAATATAGAGGTCAAGGATGAATATTATAATGACAGGACATCATGGCTATATCGGTTCACATCTAGCTCCATACTTAGAAGAAAAAGGCCATATTGTATATGGCTATTCAGGTGATGTAAGAACATTTAATAGTAGATACCAAAGGTATGGATTTGATATGGTAATCCATCTTGCTGCTATGACAGGTGTTCGTAAATCATTAGAGATTCCTGAAGAATATTGGGATGTAAATGTCAATGGTACAAGAGCTGTCTTTGATTGGTGTAAATATAATGATGCAAAATGTTTATATGCTTCATCTTCAAATGCTATAGAATGGTGGACCAATCCTTATGCTACAACCAAAAAGGTTAATGAACTTGATGGAAAAGATTTTGTAGGCTTTAGACCTCATACAGTTTATCCAGGCAGAGAAGATATGCTATATAATACGATGGTTAAATATCCTAGTCATGTTAAATATATTAATGGAAGACACGAAAGAGACTGGACCCATATAGAAGATATTTGTTCCGGCATATGTACATTGCTAGAAAACTATGATATAATAGTAGGTAAAGTTGCAGATATAGGAACGGGTGAGTCTATTAATTTAAAAGAGGTAGCGGCAAAATTAATGCCATACCACACACCGGAAATAAGATTTGAAAATCCACCACATGAACGTATAAGGACATGTGCAGATACAACTATTTTAAACGAATTAGGATGGACACATGCACATCGCGTTGTTAAATGACACTCATTGTGGTGTAAGAAATAGCTCAAAAATATTCATAGACTTTCAGGAGAGATTTTATAACGAAATCTTTTTTCCATATTGTCAAGAACATAATATTGAACACATAATACATCTTGGAGATTATTATGACCATAGGAAATTTGTAAACTTTAAAGCATTGAATGCTAATCGAAAACATTTCTTAGAGCCAATGAAAAAATATGGTATGACCATGGATATTATTCCAGGTAACCATGATGTATTTCATAAGAATACAAATGAACTTTGTTCTCTTAAAGAGCTCTTAGGATATTATACCTCGAACATTAATATCATAATGAAACCTTCTACGTTAAATTATGATGGATTAGATATTCATTTATTGCCATGGATTAATCCAGAAAATCATGACCATTCGATGGAGTTTATACGAAAGAATAATGGTATGATGATGGCACATTTAGAGTTAACTAACTTTGAAATGATGAGAGGTATTAAACAACCGCATGGTACAGGTATGGACAAGGGCCCATTTAAACATTATGACATAGTTTTATCTGGCCACTATCATGCTTCATCTCAACAAGAGAACATAAGATACCTTGGTTGTCAAATGGAATTCACTTGGGCAGATGCAAATGACCAAAAATATTTTCATATATTAGACACAGATACAAAAGAAATCAAAGCAATACCAAATCCTTTGGTGTTATTTGAGAAAATATATTATGATGATACAACTCAAGACTACGGAGAATTTGATATAAATATATGTACAGACAAATTTGTTAAGGTTATAGTGGGTAATAAGTCGAACCCATTTATGTTTGACAAGTTTATTGAACGAATATCAGAGCTGAATACACATGATTTAAAGATAGCTGAAAATTTCTCTGAATTCTTAGGTGAGAATGTTCTCACTAATATAGAAGATATAGAAAATACGACTGACTTAATGGCAAGTTATATAGATGGTGTGAATACAGATCTTGATAAAGATAAGCTCAAGACGCTGATGAACAGTCTATACAATGATGCCTTAGATATGGAGATACAATAATGAGACAACAAACAAGACACAGATTAGCATGGCTAGCTTTAGTATTTGCGGTAGTAGGAATATTACTAGCAAGTGGTTGTTCAATGTTCGAAGAGCAAATGAACACCATGAAAGGTTTAGTAGGTATGGCGCCTGATAAAGAAATTATAGAATGTACAAGCAATACGGAGAGTGGATGCGAAGGCTGGGTTACAAGCGAGACGACAACGACTACGGAATAATTTGGATTTTATATCAAGCATTTTTTGTTGCACTTACTGCATCTATATTAATGCTACCCTTTATAGTATGGGGTCAGATAGGAAGTTTAGAAGAAACATGGACCGATTTTAGTCCTCAAGAAGAACTTGATTATATCGAGAGAAATGATGAAGAAGAAAAGCTCGATAAAGAAAAATACCGGGTTTATTTTGAAGACAAAGAATTGGTAATTATGGTGCTTGGTGGTATTGAATGGTGGAACAAAAATTGTGGAACACTATCAGGCACTGGTGAATACTTTATGACTTTAGCCATGGAAAAACATGGTATAAATATAGATGAATTGACAGATGATATGACATTTCAAACTGGCCATTTTGCTGCAGCATTATATAATGATTGTGATGTATTTTTAGAGCAGACAGGAACTATTGGTTTAGACATGATGCTTATGAAAACCCCACAGGAGATTACACTTGATACAGTTCCAGAAGTTAGTATATAAAAACTTTCTTTCTACCGGAAACAACCCCATAACGATATACCTTAATAAGAGTAAATCAACTCTTGTTGTAGGTACCAATGGGTCCGGTAAATCTACAATCCTTGATGCATTATCCTTTGCCTTATTTGGTAAGGCACATAGAAATGTAAACAAAGGTGGATTAGTAAATTCAGTTAATGGTAAAGGGTGTGAAGTAATTGTAGAATTTGAAACCGCCGGCCATGATTTTAAAGTAGTACGAGGAATTAAGCCAAACATATTTGAGGTATGGCAGAATGGTAAGATGATAGACCAACAAACAAATGTTAGGGACTATCAAAAATTCTTAGAGCAAAATATTCTTAAGCTCAATCATAAATCATTTCATCAGATTGTCGTTCTCGGTTCGAGTTCGTTTATACCATTCATGCAATTAAAAGCCTGGGATAGACGTGATGTTATAGAAGACTTATTAGATATTAATATATTTTCTAAGATGAAGTCTGTATTGAAGGTACGAAATACTCAAGCTAAAGAAAGTGCTAAGATTGGTAAGATTAATTTAAATGCTCAGAAAGATAAAATAGAATATCAGAAAAAACACCTTAATGAATTAGAAGCAATAAATGAAGAAGCAAAGAAATCTTTTGATACAGATATAAGTGACCTCCAGGAAAAAGTAGATAAGCTTAGAATAGAATTAGATAGATATCCATTAGGCATGGAGGGTAAATTAAAGTCTTTGAAAAAAGTAAAGGATGATTTAAGTGTTGATAAAGGTAGATGTAAGCATGAAATAAAGAGTCTCGAGGATAGGCATAAATTCTTTGAGACATCTGTGGAATGTCCAATATGTTCACAAGCTATTACCGAAGATTTAAAGACATCTATGGTTAGTGATATTATGGCGTCCGGTC